GATGACGAAAGTTTGAGTTATTTTGAAAAACTGGCTGAAGATTAATTTGTTTTATCTCCTTTAAGTTCTTCTTGTTGTAACCTTGACGCCCCTCTTCGGAGGGGCTTTTTTTAATATGCTGAAGAAAGTACTCTGTTTGGTGCTGAACCTGAAGTTGCTTGAGGTGGTGATGTAATTACATTTGTTGGTGTTGATCTTACTGAAGCATTTCCGTTACCAACAATATTATTAATGAATGTGCGATTCAAACCCAATTCAGATGTTGGAAATTTTAATTCGACAGGAATTTCACGACCATCTGGTAAAGGAACAACCGCTTCAGTTCCGTGAAGTATTGCACCATAACCAGATTTAGGTCCTGATGTAATGCCACCAACTGCAAACGATCTACCTGCGGCAGCCATGTCTGCCATAAAGATTGCTCTTGCGGCACCAGTCAATGCTTCTTTTGATGTTCCTTTAATTCTATCAAGTTCCTGCATTGCTCTTGTTGTAGCAAAATATTCTTGTGCAAGTTCTCCTTGCATTTTCGCAAGTTGTTCAATGACTTTTGGATCACCTTTTCTCACAATTTCTTCCATGCCGCCATTTGCCGCAATGAAGTCTTCTACAACCTTACGATATGCTTTTCTTGCATCTTCAAATGTTTCACCCATCATGTTAGTCAAGTTTTGAACGCTCATTGTAGCATCAAGCCCAACAGATTCTAGTGACTTTCTCATTAAATCTTGACCTTTTTCTGCGGCATATTCTAATTGCTCTTCTTTTGTGTAGAAGTTTTCAAAGTAAAATTGAACATCTTTTGCGTACTTATCAACACCACCAGCAATATCAAGGAATCTATCTGCAAGGGCTGCGGCTTCAAATTCGTCTGCTGAAAGTTTAAGAAGACTAAAATTATATCTAAGTTTTTCTGTAACGCCAGTCATTGCAACTGCGGCTTTTGTCAAACGATCAAATGTTTCAAAAAGTCTTTCTCCTTCTTTTTGAAATCTATCAAGGGCTGTTCCAAATGCATCTCTAATATAAGCATCAGAAAAGTCTTCAATCATTTTTTGCAATGCTTCTTTAATTTCTTCTTCAGATTTTCCTCTTAAAGAAACTCTAACTTCTTGTGAAAATGTTCCTGCAAGCAATTTATTGTAAGCATCTTGATATGATTGTGTTGCACCCCTACGATCAAGCCCCATCATTTTACCAGCGTCTTTAATACCTTGAGTAAGTGATTTGAGAGAATCGCCAATATTTTTAACTAACTCAGGAGGAAGTGCGCTATAATTTGTATATCGTTTATCACTACGATATGTTCCACCTTTTTCTAGAATGTCTGTATAACCTTTAAGCGATGCTGAATCTGTTTTAAGTGTACCGGTAATACCACTATCAGTAACTTCTGGTGCTTTACGACCAAACAAACGATTTACAACACCACCAACTGCGCCAGCAATTAAACCTCCTGTTGGATCAAAGAATGAACCAATCACCGCAACGGCATCACCAACACCAGATTTATATCCACCAGAAAATGCGTCAGAAATTGATTTAGCAGTCATGGCCGCACCAATTACACCTGCAACATAACCTACTTGACCAGCAGTATTCATAGTTCCAAAGTTAGCCATGTTTTGATATCCACCTGAAGCACCAAGCGACATACCACCACCAAAACTTGCCATTCCTTGTCCAATTGTTTGCTGAACACCGCCTGCGGCACCTGCACTAAAAATTCTTCCTCCGGCGGTGGCTATGTTGCGACCTAGCCCACTTACCATATTGTAGCCTTGTAAGGCTGTCATTATATTTTGTCCAGTTAATCCCGCTTGTATCGCAGTAGTTAATCCTCCTTGAGCCAAACTACCACCAAATGTTGATGTGTCAACACCAAGTCTTCTACCTAAAAACAATGCACCCAAATTACCAAGTGCTTGAGTTGTTGCACCTAAAGGACCTGGACCTCCAAATCCTGGTGTGGCTACACTGGTTACACCACCTCCCCCATATGATGGAATACCCGATGCCGTATAATAAGAACTAGATGCTCCTGATGGTGATAATACCTCTCCACTCGGTGCTATAACCATTGTGCCGCCACCTGCTCTTTGATCAGTAAGTCTGTTAGCCAATTGATTCATAGAATCATACTGAGCATTTACGATTGGATCAGAAACTAATCTTGCTTGATCTTGTGCTTTTCTTTGTTCTTTATCTAAATTAAATAGTGGGCTAAAAGGTGTACCAGTTAATGTCGCAAGTTCTTTTGCAATTTTTGCCGCACCTTCATCATAACCAAGTGCGCTTCTCATTCCTGTTGCGGCACCAGTCATTCCATAAATTAAATCTTCCATTGCATTTTTTTTGTTACCACTTGCAAGACTGGTTATGAAACGATTTGCTTGTTTTGATTGACCACCAAACATTGGTGCAATAACTGTTTCTATAATTTGGTCTGAGTAACTTCCTACTAATTGTGTAAAGATTCCTCCAACCTGTCCTCCCATTTGTTTACCAAATATTTTTTCGGCAAACTTTTGCATTCCTGGTGCAATGGCTTGCTGAATTGCACTTCTTCCTGAACCAGGCATACCTTGACCATATCCTCCTGCCATTGCAGTCAGAATATTTTTATATCCATTTTCTAATGTAGAATAGAATTGCTTTTCTAATTGCTCTCTTTCTGTTCTATATTTGTTGTCTTCTTGACGATATTGAATTTCTCTTCTTTCAGCCGATTGCATCAAAGCAATTTGTTGATTGTCACGATTTGGTGATTCAATTATTGCCTCTGCTACTGCCTCAGTCATCTGTCTTTCTTGTTGAGATTGAACTGGGAAGTTTTGAGAAGCCATTGGACCACCAGAGCCACCACCAGGTCTATAACTTGTACTTGTAGGATCCATCGGACCACCAGAGCCACCACGAGGTCTATAACTTGCAAGAAGCGTACCTGCGCCAGACATTCTTTGATTTGTGCTTCTACCAGCAGACCTTTCATACAATCGGTCTACAATTGCGGCCGCCTGTGCTTCTGTTTTTGCCCCTCTTAATTTGTCTCCAGCAGATTTTTCTGTGTTTGCAAGTTCCCAAACAACATATGCTAACTGTTCATCTAATGATGCACTAAGAACATCTTTACCATATAAACTCTTAAATCTTGATGCACGATCTCCACGCCATTGTGCAATACCAAATGCAGTACCAACGCCAGATTTATAATCACCAATTGCTTTTGTGTTTAATGACGCACCAGATTCGGCTTGTAGATTTGCTACTAAACCAGCGGCTTGTGCTGGTGTATATCCTGCATTTATAAAGTAGTCTAACGCATACTGCGCTTGAGGCGTAAGTTTTCCTGCGGCACCACCAGTTGCACCAGAACCAGGTGGTCCACTATAATTGCTAGATGTTGGTTTTGTTGTTTTTGCAGATGCGGATTCTTTTGTTTTTGCAGATGCAGATTCTTTTCTTCTTTGATCACGAAGACGCTTTCTTTCTGTTGCGTAAGTATTGTCTAATTCTGTAATAGTAACTGCTTCTCTTACGGAATCAACAAGTTTCTCTCCACCTGGAACATACTTTGCTACTTTTTTGACGCTATCAAGAATGAAACCACTTACACCATTTAACACTCTAATCATCATATTCATTGTGCTAACAATCCAATCACCAACAATTAAACTCATGTTAGTCATTGCATCTTTAATTTGTGCGCCATCTAATTTAAGAACACCACCAATCAGTTGAAAGAAACTTCCAACCCACTCTAAACTATCTGAAATAAATGAAGTTAAAAATCTTGTTACTCGTTTTTGATATGAATCTTCTCCAGAAGTCAAATCAATATCAAATACGGCTTTGATAGCCATTGCCGCCAAATCAAGAAGACCAAAGATTGAACCTAGAATGCCTGCGATGAGTGCTTTAAACCTGTCGAAAAGAGTTACCTCAGTCACTTCTTTATCAAGTGCTTTTGCAATTTCTTCAGTATCAAATGCCGCAAAGATACCTTCAATTAACATTATGAAATTACCAATAATAGGCAATGCTTTAAGTGCTTTGGCTAATCCTGCACCAGTCATTTTCATAAAATCATCTAAGCCGGTAAATTCTGAAATGCCCTTAAAGAATCCACCCATATTTGAAAACACGCCCATAACTCTGTCTATAACACCAGTCTTAAGTGTTTCAAATACAAGCCCAAGTGTTGCGGCAAACTTACCAAAAATTCCTGTTTCAGAAAAGACTTTTGCAAGGTCATCAAAACTTTGAATTAAGCGACCATTAAAAAATTCTGTTTGAAAAATGCTTTTAAGTCTGTTGAATAGATCAATCTCTACATCAAATACTTTTGCAAGTTTTGTGACGATAGTATCAAAAAATCCAGTAAGAGAAAATGATTTTAATCTAGAAAATGCATCAGTAAAGAAGTTTTTAACTCCAGTAACAATGTCATCAAAGAATTGAACAAAGGCACTACTTTTTAATCTAGAAAACGCATTAGTAAAGAAGTCTTTAATTCCTTTAATGATATCTTCAGCAAATTGCCCTAACTTACTTCCTCTGATTGATTTAAAAATATCATCAAAGAATTTTCCAATGTTATCAAAGAACTGTTTTATTTTAGGACCAAGGTTTGGCAAACGACCAATTAAGTCATCAAAAAATTGTATGAATTTGTTAAGACCACTCTTTAAAAATTTTACCGCATCATTAAATTTTTTAGCAAGGGCATCAAAAGTTTTGGTGAAGAAATCAACAATTTTTTTACCCCAACCTTGTATGTCATCTAAAAATTTTCCTAATGCCGCAGTTAATCCAGCAAGCAAACTTCCTAGAAAACCTGTGCCACTCTTTTCTTTTTTGCCACCAAGAACTGCTTCAAGAAGTTTTTCAATATTACGCAAAGACTTGAGAATATCATTGTCTAATTTTCTTTGCTCATTTTGATTTTCTTCATTGAATTGGCGGTCTCTTCTTCTATCTTCACGGTCTTTTTGAAATTCTTTTCCAATTGCACCAAGACCTTTCTCGACACCATTGAGAGCGGCACCAAAAAGCGCAGGATTGCCTGAGATGGCGGCTTGTTTAAAGCCTGACCCAAAACTAGACATTGATCCTTTAATTGTTTGTCCTAATTTTCCGACTAAATCTGCCATTTATTTTATCTTCTTTTTGAACGGGCTTGTGCCTCTTGTTGTTTTTGTCTTTCGTTTTCTTCTTTAATAAATTGTGTTAGAAGTAAAATATAAACTTCTCTTTCAAACGGCATCATTTCTTCTAATTCAGTCAAACTATATTTATGGTGTTGCATTAAAGCAAAATTTGTCTTGTAATAATTGGTCAGATTATCACTAGACAAGGCTATCCGAAAAAATTTGCCATGCCCTCCAGCGTAATGTAATCTTTCGTTCCACACTTTTCACATGTCCAATGAATTGTATGTTTTAACTTTGGCATTGTTGTGAAGAATGAATTGATTTTAGCAAATTGTTCTTGCCCAAGATTGTTAATGAAGTCTTGCAATTCTTGTTTTGTAGATTCTGAGGCAGGATATGTGTTTTCTGCATCGTAAATATAATCGATACATTGACACACAACATCAACAACTACATCCATTTGATTTTTTCCTTCACCTGCTCTTTGCATCTTATCTGCAAGTGAGATTGTTGGATACTTTAAAACAATACCAATTTTGTTTTCTTCATCAAGAACAATTTTGGTTTGATGTTCTGGATCTTTTTCAACTTCTACTTCCATCAAATTTAAAGAATACTTTGTTGTATGATTGCACTCTTCCATATTTCGATTGGTGCCTTCAAAGTGTGTTAAATTTAAATCAATTGTTTCACCAATTGACTTTGCACGAAGTCTAAGAAAGAAATACTCTAAGTCAAACATAGGAAGCGTATCAACTTTAACTGCATCTGATAAAGAACAGTTTGAAATGATCTGCTTAATTGCACGAAGCATCTCAGTTGATTCTTTGCTTTCAAGAGCCATGAGAAGAATCTTTTGCTCTTTGACCAAGAATGGTCTGTATCGAACTTGTTGGCCTGTTGAAGGCAAAGTCAATTCAAAGGTTGGTGTATTAATTTGTGGTAAAGCCATAATGTTTCTCCTTAATTATGTGATTTCAGAAAGTGTTTTCTGAGTAAAGTCATTAACATGATATCTATAAGCAATTGTTACTGCGAATCTTTGATAACTATCAAACTCTTCCCATGACAAATTCATTGGTCCTATACCAAGTGGAAAGGCACCATTGAGTTCGCACTTAGCAAGTTGTACTCTTTGATCGTTGACCTGATAAATTGTTACTTTGCCTCCTTGTGCATAATCATTGTAATAGCGAACAAATCCGCCAGTACCTTCACTACCGCTTGTTCCTGATTTTGTTACAATGTTGTCCATCCATGTTTCAAACACTTTTCTTTCTGTCATGTCTTCAGATGCAATGATTTGAAGATTGAGATCATTGTAAGTTACATCATATCCAAATTTTACAGTTGGACCAAATGCAATGTCATCGGTTGTTGCAATGGTTCTTCCTGGAAACTCAGTTGACTGACAACGAAAACGAAAGGTGTTGTTAAAACTATTATCTCCTACGGCGGCCGCAACTGTTGGTGGCAAAGTTACCTCTGCATAAAACAGATTTGGTCTTACGATCTTGACATTGTTTTTAAATGATGTTATGCTGAACATTTTTATCGTACCAATTTTCTACTGTCTGACCAGACAGTTTCTTTATCTGATTTCTTAAATTTTTCTAATGGTAAAAACAATGCAATATCCCATTCAATTGCAGTTATTTCTAAAAAAGGTGAACGAACATGTGAGTTCAAATATCTTTTTATAGTTGGTTTGAACGCTTTATATTTAGCCGCCCTAGAAAGAATGCTATAAGATATCTTCACCTTTGTATTTTCGTCATAGTTTTTATCAGTTGTTGTACTGTAAATTGCATCCATAAGTCTTGCTCTTAAAGGATGCGGCAAATAGTGAAAGTTGATGCCTAAAAATCCATCTGAATATGTTTCAATTGGAAAAATCAAAGGAAAAGTATCGTAGTATGGCAAGTCCATTTTGCCTTTTGGATCATACTTAAACAGATACATGTAGCCGGGTGTCATTGTGCCGACTTTTCTTTTTTGTGCAAATGATCGAACCACCTTTGATGGTGATAAACGATTTGGCGCAGAGATTTGTTCTGCCGCATCACGATACCAATTTCTAGCCGCTACAGTTCTAGCAGGCAATTGACCTGCATTGACACCTTGGTAGATGATTTCCTTAAAAATTAACATAGTATTCCTGTTGTTGAATACATATATTTATGTCAATTGTTTCTCTGTGAGTATCTTAAATTCCCAATTTCTGTCTAAACAATACTCTGTTGCCGCTTTCCATTTCGCTTGATTGACGCCCCATGTCATGACTTCATTCAGATATCGCCTTGTTGGCTTTACTAAACCTTCTTTTTTCTTTGGTTCCATTGTTTGTTTGTAAGGTTTGACTTCAATCAGACATGCTTTAAGATTGCCATTGCGATCACGATATCGTACCCAAAAGTCTACAAAATAACGATGATATCGCATATCAATTGGGGATTTGTATGGTATGACCACCTCTTCAGAGTTCCACTCAAGTACAGAGGAATTCGTGTCACACCATACCATAAATCTACGCTCCAGTAAACTGCGGTAAATGATGTTTGTCGGATCGCCTTTGTATTTTTGTGGGTTCGCTGGTTTGTATCTGCCTCTGTATGCCATAGTGAATTATAAATAGATGAAAACTACCTTTCAAAGGATATTTAGATGGCACTCACAAGTTTTTCATTAACTTCAGATGTTGGCGGTGCAGGTGTTGGCGATCAATTTGGAACCAAAGATTCTGGAGCCACTCAGCAAGTAATAGGAAGATATACTGAGGCTGGTTTGTCTGGAACACTTTCGTATCCATTAAACAGTCAACAAGATGGATTTCACATTCCACGAATGTCGTTTAAGTTTTATGATGCTTTTGGAGTATTTATTCCTGGTTCGCCTATAGTAAAATTGCGTGTGCCAAATAACTTTAATGTGTCAAACTTTTCTGAGTACGCTAGAACTGAAGCAATCTTTGGAGCGGGCATGGAAACGATGGCAGGTCAACTCTATACCGAAGCAGGCGCGGAAAATGTGGGTGAACAAGCAGGTGGAGAATTAAAATCAACTGATATTACAGGAGAAACCCTTTTAAAATTTGGTGCTACTGCATCAGAAGCATTTTTATATGCTCTTCAAAAATCTCTTGCTGGTGCTACAGGCTTTCTTACTTCTGGTGGTTTAAATAGTATATCTCAAGCAGAATTTACTCAAAGAGCCGCAGTTAATCCATATGCACAATTGCTTTACAAAGGTCCTCAGTTTAGACGATATCAAGTGCCAATTGCGTTTAGACCAAGAAGTCAAACTGAAGCACAAACCATTACTAAAATTATTAATACTTTTAGGGTGGCATCATCACCATCAGCAAGAAATAGACAAATATCAATCGGAGGAAGTGTAGGCACCCTTCAATCATTTACTTTTGGTTATCCACATCTAACTACATTCTCAATTGATTTCAATTCACCACAAGGTGCAAAAACACTTTTCGACAGTAAATTGTGTGCGATTGAATCTGTAGCAGTAGACTACGGCGGTCAAAAGATGACATTCTTTGAAGATGGTATTCCTACAGAAACAACTATGACACTTCAATTATCTGAAGTTACAGTCCGTACTCTTGGTGATGCTAAGTACGATGCTACAAAAGGTGCAACATTGGTATAAGATATGGCACAATATTCTTTCTATCCAAAAATTAAGTATCAAATTAATCCCTTTACTGAGTTAAAGGTTGTTGACATTACAATCTCAACAAAGATTAAGCAGGCACTTAAAAACTACAACGCCATTGCAATCACTCCATACATAGTACAAAATGGTGATCGACCAGATGCAGTTTCATATTTTTTGTATGGTACACCTTATTATGAGTACATTATTCTTATGGTCAATAATATCGAAAACATTTATGATCAATGGCCTAAAGATGATTCAACATTTGAAAACTATATCATTGAAAAATATGGTAGTGTGGCAACCGCAAGAAACGGATTTAAATTTTATTACACATCAGATGGCGACATTGTAAGCGAAGAATATTGGCAAACACTACCTGGAACAACAAAATATAGAGAAACTTTCTACGAATACGAAACTAGACTAAATGATGAAAAGGCTCGCATTCGTGTTTTAGAACTTCCATACATTGTTCGCTTTGAAAGCGACCTACAAGAAATACTATCACAAAGAACATGAGCCTTTTAAATTTTCCAAATACCAATTCATTTAACGAACAGGATTTTATTCCTCAGTTACAAACCGGTGTGCATTTTCAAGGTACATATACACTTGACACTTTGCGTATTAAACTGAAGAATGAACAGATTGTTGAACTTGGCAATGTTTTTACAGAGATCGAAGTCTTTGAAGATGTTTTCAAGTATTCAATTGAAGGCAGAATAAGAATCAAAGACTATGTTGGTGGCATAGAAAAATTTATTCTTACGGGCGGTGAAGAAATTGCCATTCGTGCATTAAAACCAAATGGGCAAAATGAAATTATTCTTAGCCGTGACGATTTAATTGTCACTCATTTATCGCCAGTTGTGTTTACACAAAACAATGATCGAACATACGATTTATTTTTTAAGTCAAAGTCTTCAGTTAATTCAATGAAGAAAAAAGTATTTAAAAGTTTTGGTTCAGATCGTAGTTTGTCAAGTGTGGTCAAAAAACTTTTTTCAGAGATTGATACTTCTACATCAAATCTCACAATTACTGATAGTGACATATTTTTAAACAATGCTTATGTTTGCCCAGGTAAAAGACCACTAGACGCAATTAACATGTTAGCCAAGAGAGCATGTGTCAATGGTGATTATTTTCTATTCTTTGAACGATTTGCAAGAAATCCATCAGAGAATTTTACTCATGTGTTTATCGGTTTTAATACACTTAAAGATTTTTGGTCAAAAAATGCATCTATACCAAAAATTACTTACGAACCAAATGTAAGCAAAGTTAAATACATTGATGAAACTGAAAGCGAATCAAATGTTTCTACATTTTATGTAAGGCTAGAACAAAACTTTGATCATATGGCATTTACAAAATCAGGTTTTTACAATTCAAGAATTCGTACACTTGATTTAATTAATCAAAATTATTCAGATACAAAGATTGACTACATTAATGAATCTGAAGATAATCTCAAAACAATTTATGACAATCGCTTTATTGATAGCAAAAATATTTTTGCAAAATATGATTCTACAACAATTGAAAGACTAATTGTAAAACCAAGAAGCGATGCAATTACAAATAAAAATGAATGGTTAAAGTATGATACATATGGATCAGTATTGAATAGCGGTATCAGAGTTGTGGTGCAAGTTTCTGGTGCAACAAATAAAATTTCTGCTGGTAGTCTTGTTGAATTAAGCATACCAAGTCAGGCATCAAAAACAATTCGTTATGAAAGCCCAGTACCACACGAAGATCAAGTTTATTCTGGCAAGTATATGGTAACTGCCGCTAGACATTATTTAACACCTAAATCGTATAACAAAACTTTAGAATTAAGTCGTGGATCACTCAGATTTGATATTGACACACTTGTTGATAGATTTTCTGCGGCAGAAGCAATCTAAGAGAATAGATGATGAAACTTTCATTTTCAGAATATGTACAACAGACTGATTACGAAGCCTATCAGTCGCTATTAGAAAAACTTATCATGTACAACAATGGTAAGAGATATGGGCAGATTGTTTTTCTAGCAGGCGGTGCTGGATCAGGTAAAGGTTTTGCAATCGACAAATTTATGGAAGGCGACAAATTTAAAGTTCGTGATGTTGACGAATTGAAACTTGCATTTCAAAAACTCAGTCGCCTAGATAAGTTTACCACTCAACAATTGCTTGACAAGTATGGTCAAAATTTAAGTGTGAATGATAAAGACTTGGTTCAAAAAGAAATGACCGATAAAGGCATTAACCTGAACCGCCTTGATCTGAAAAATCCAACGCATGTTTATTTGTTGCACACATTGGTTCGTGCGACAGGTGCAAAAAATAAAACACTTGATTTGATTTTGGGTGATGCTAAAGAAGGCACACTACCAAACATTCTTTTTGACACTACATTTGCAGACATGGATGACATGAATAATTACATACCTATGTTACTTAAGGTTGGCTATCAACCAAAAGACATTCATGTGACTTGGATTCTTACCAACTACGAAATTGCAATTCAAAACAATGCAAAAAGATCAAGAGTGGTACCACAAGACATTCTATTGAAGACACATCGTGGCGCTGCAAAAACAGTAGTCAATTTGGTCCGTACAGGATTTCCAAGAGAAGTCGATGGCGGAATCTATGTTGTTCTCAACAATCCAGAGAACACCATGTTCATTGTCAATCCAAAAACAGGTGAACACTATAAAGACATTAAGGGCAACAAAGTCGTTGGTGACTTTATGTACCTTACATTGAAAAAGCCAGGCAAGCAAATTACAAACAATGCTGAAGTAAAGAAACAATTATACGCTTGGATTAAAAGTAATGTTCCAGAAGACGCATTAGACACAAAAGACTTGGACAATCTATGAAAACATTCAAACAATACATTAGCACTCCTGCTTCAATCGATGAGTGGGAAGAAGATGTTTACGGACCAGAGATACTTGAAACACTCAAGCAAGTCGATGGTCGATGGGCATTGGTTTCAAAGAAAACTGGAAAACCTCTTGCATACTACAAAGGTGAAGGCAAACCATCAGATGAATGGGTTGCTGATCAAGAAAGAAGAATTCAGTATTTCAAACATAAAGGTTAATCATGTTTCTTGGTAAAGATGGGTTTGTTTGGTGGATTGGAGTTGTTGAAGACATCAATGATGACCTTCTTCTAGGCAGAGCGAAGGTTCGTATTTTTGGTTATCATCCTGAGTATTCTTCTGGTCGTTTAGATACCAGCGACTTGCCATGGGCGTATACAATCATGCCTACAAATATACCTAACGCATATGCAAGACCAGAGTTAGGTGATTGGGTATTTGGTTTCTTCTTAGATGCAGACGAAGCAGAAGAGCCAGCGATTTTAGGCTATCTTCCAGGAGTACCAAGCGGCACAGGTTCTTTTGGTCGCTATAAAAAAGAACGAAGAAACTTTTACAATACTGCCGCAAATACTGCAAACAGTTTTTCAATTACCACAAGATCAGGTCACACACTTGATTTCCAAGATTCGGTTGGTTCAGAAGCAATTACGCTAACACACAAAAATCGAAACACCTTTACAATGTCAGCCAATAGCGACATTACAATTAGGCATCAAGCATCGTCAAATGGTATCATAAATATTCAAAGAGGTTCATCGTCAATTCAAATGTTTGCAAATGGCAATATTCAATTGAGTGCGCCTTTGGGAGATATCATTGTAAGTGGCAATGGAGGATCATACGGAATTACACAAAAGTTTTTCAATCTTGATCAAATCAATGCATCACAGAATACACAAATTGAGGTAGCAAAAACACTTCCAGAATAATGAAAGGCTACACAGTTATTTTAGTCACATGTCAACAGAATGTCAACTTTTTAAAGGATTATTACCATGACCAATCACGAAACGCTAGTAAGTTTGTTTGACACATACTTGAAAGAAAATGAGAAGTTTACCGATAAAGGTGTAAAAGCCGCAGGCACAAGAGCAAGAAAAGCACTTGCTGAATTCACAAAAGCCGCTAAAGAACGAAGAAAAGAAATTCAAGATAGCAAAACTACCGAAACAAAAGAATAAATAGTCTATCATGGCAGAACAAGTATTTTTTAAAGATGTGCCACTCATTTTTCGTATAAATCCAGTCACATATGATTTGTCGCTGGCAAAAAACGAAGAAGCAGTCAAAAAGGCACTTATTAATCTACTCCGAACAAAGATTGGAACGAGACCGTTTCGACCAACATTTGGCGTGGACCTAGATCGTTACTTGTTTGAAAATGCTGATTATGATACAGAAATTGAAATTAACAAAGAAATTGCAAGAGCAATCACAGAACACGAACCAAGAGTTCAATTGATTTCAATTGAATCTACTTTAAATGAACAAAATGGAATTAAGGTTGTAATTACATATCGTGTGACAGGTTTCAATAGAGTTCAAACAGTCGAAACAACCGTTACTACAAGAGTAAGATAAATGGCGACCCCTACAAATTTAAGAGTTGATGAGTTAGACTTTGAAACCATCAAAGAAAATTTAAAATCATTTCTCAAACAACAAGATCAATTTCTTGATGTAAACTTTGATGCCTCTGGCATTAATATTTTACTTGATGTTCTTGCATATAATACTTACTACAATGCAACATATTTAAATCTTGCCGCTACTGAAAACTTTCTTGCAACTGCACAAAGAAGAAACTCTGTAGTTAATCTCGCAAGAAGTTTAAATTATATACCAAGATCAAGATCATCTGCAAGAATTTATGGCACAATTACTGTTACCGCAACTGGTTCTCCAACCAGTGTTGACTTGCCAAGATACACAAGATTTGAGGGCATAGTTGACGGCACCACATATGCTTTTTTGACACCAGAACCAGTTTCGCTTTTTAATACAACTGGTAGCACATATCAAGAAACTGAGGTTGAATTAGTTCAAGGGCGTTTTGCTACAGAAAGATATGTTGTCAATCCAAACGATCCAGATCAAAGATTTTTAATTAATAACGCAAATGTTGATACATCAACTATTCAAGTTCGTGTTCAAACTTCTTCATCTGATGCAACAACTAGAGTGTTTATCAATCCAGAAAATGTAGTTGAAGTTACAGGAACAACGCTTGCTTATTTTCTAGAAGAAGTTGAAGACGGAAAATTTGAATTGGTTTTTGGTGACAATGTTGTTGGGCGTGCATTAGATGCAGGCAACATTGTTGAAATTGATTACATCGTTTCAGATGGTGCAGATGCTAATGGTGTTTCAAATTTAACTTTAGTTAGCACAGTTACAGGCGTAACCAATGCAACATGGATTGCAGAAGGTCCAGCAACAGGCGGTGAGGAAAGAGAATCACTTGAGCGTGTGCGATTTAATGCACCAAAGTTTTATACTGCACAGAATAGAACAGTTACCGCAGAAGATTACCTATCACTTATACTTAGACAACCCAATGTAGGCTCTGCCGCAGTATGGGGTGGCGAAGACAATGATCCACCACAGTATGGTCGTGTGTTCATTGCAATTC